TATTATTAATGTAACATCAATTGGAAATTGTACAAATACAATAGCGCAAACAATACCATGCGGAGGAACAACTACAACTTCTACTACTTCTACTACTTCTACTACTTCTACTACTTCTACTACTTCAACATCTACAACTACATCTACAACTACAACTACAACTGCTGCAATAAGTAATGAATTATATTATAGTGGTATCGGTCATAGTAGAGGTACAGGTAGTTTTTATAGCTCCTTACCTTCGTTCCCACCATATTGTTCGTATGGAAGTAATTGGACAACAGGTTCAACTAATATAAACTCTAGTTTTGTATGTTATTGGACAGGTAGCGTAGTAGCAACACCTGGTTCAACATATAATGCACCTAGAATTGTTAATGGTGTAACAGTACCAGCATTACTTTATACTCCAGGTACGGCTGCTAGCAGTGGAGGAAGTTTTTGTGTACAATCACCACTTTTTGCTACTAAAATTGAAGGTGGAGTAAGCAGTTCTCTTATAATATTCCCTAATACATCAGTTCCAGTTTCAACTGGTGGTAAAATTGAATATTGGAGTTACCCAACTTATGCTTCTGCAAACCCTAATGGATTAATGCCACAACTATATGCGATAACAGGTAGCTCTTATACGTTTACCGATGTTTCACCATATCTACCGGTAGATAAAGTTATTCATACATTCACTTCATCAGGTAACTTCTATTATAATACATTTACATACCCATAATCACAAATCGTTTTTAATTTGTTAAACATATATAAAACAATATGTTATGGAAAATATACGATTCATTTGCGCACAACCTGCCAATTCTTATTATACTTGGCAGGTAGAAGTACTAATTAATAACTTTATTAAACATGGTGTTAATCCTAACCAAATTGATATCTTATGTGCAATAAACAATGATAATGTACCTGATGATTGGAGAAAACTTCAAAATCATTACAATACCGTTAGGTTCTTCTTCTACAATGACACCAGGAGTGATTTTAAGTACATTCCTGCCATTTATTTCAATTTAATGAAGAATCACCTTAAAGCACACCCAGAGCTTCAGGATGAGGTTCTTTTCCTACACGATAGTGATATCATTTTTACACGTAAACCTGAATTAGATTGGGTTCGTAAAAATAATGTATGGAGTATGAGTGATACTAACTCATATATAAACTACGATTACATTCAACAAAAGGATAATGCTATCTACGAAAAGATGTGTGAGATAGTTGGTATTGATAAAAGGATACCTAAATTAATGAACTCACATTCAGGTGGAGCACAATACATTATAAATGGTGAAGGTTGGGAGTTTTGGGATAAGGTAGAGAAAGATGCCATTACTATGTACGATTACTTTTGTGATATAGAACCATCATACGTTAAAAAGTTTGAAGGTGATTATCCATTACAAAAGTGGACAGCAGGTATGTGGAGTTTGTTATGGAACGCTTGGTTAGCAGGACACGAAACTAAAGTTGATGAACGGATTTCTTTTGGTTGGAGCACTGACCCGGTTGATAGAATTGATATGCACTGGATATTACATAATGCCGGTGTTACGGTTGACAATACGGATTTATTTTTTAAGGGTGCGTATATTAGTAAATTACCTTATGATGAGGTTTTACAAGTTGATGAAAATAGAGCATCTTCGTACTATTGGAAACAGGTACAGGAAGTTGCACAAAAAACAATATTAAAATAATGCCACATTCATATCATTACGGAAAAGCTGAAGCAATTGAGTTTATACAAAAAAACACTACACCTGAATCTAAAATATTAGATGTAGGTCCTGGTGTAGGAACTTATGCAGATTATTTAAAACCATTAGGTTACCACATAGATGGATTAGAAATCTATGATGGTTATATAGATGCATACAATCTATCAGAAAAATATAAAAATATATACATTGGAGATATTGTAACTTACGATATATCTGATTATGATTTTGTAATAATTGGTGATGTGTTAGAACATCTTACAATTGAAGATTCACATAATGTGTTGAGTAGATGTAAGAATGTATTAGTAGCAGTACCTTATATATGTCCGCAAGGTGGTGTAGATTTTTATCATAATGAACATCATTTGATAAATCCATATGAAGCACATCAGCAATCAGATTTAACACCATTAGAAATGCTTACACGATATCCAAGTTTAGGTTTGGTATGGAGTAATCATTTATATGGTTATTACTCAAACATTAAATGGAACGGATATTATGCATAAATTAGAAGAAACATTTACGGAAATATATGAAAAGAACTTATGGCAATCTGCTGAAAGTGTTAGCGGATTAGGTTCTGAAATGGAATACGCAAAATCAATTAGTAAGGAATTACCTGTGTTATTACAAAAGTATAACATAAAATCTATTTTAGATATTCCATGTGGAGATTGGAATTGGATAAAGAACGTTGATTTATGTGGAGCATCTTATATAGGTGCAGATATTGTTAAACCTTTAATTGAGGAAAACAAAATCAAATACCCTGGTGTAGATTTTAGAGCATTAGATTTAACATCAGATGATTTACCTAAAGTTGATTTGGTATTTGTTAGAGATTGTTTTGGACACTTAACAAATGAAAAAGTACACAAATCATTAGATAACATAAAGAGAAGTGGCAGTAAATACCTACTTGCAACCTCATTTACTCGTTGGAATACTAATCCTGATATAGTGGATGGTGGTTGGAAATGCATTAATTTGCTAATTGAACCATTTAATTTAAAACCTGTTTACTTAATAAATGAGGAATTTGAGGTAGGATACCCTCATTATAACGATAAATGCATGGTATTATTTGAATTGATACCCACTAACAAACCCTAATAAACGTGTTATACAGTTATGATAAAGGTAGTAATTGATTTATTAAATGTTGGTGATTATTATGGAATGAGTGAAAGTGTTGATTTTGCCAAAGGTAGACATCAATATCCTTCAACTATAAATCATATTAAATTGTTACTTAAACGAGTTTGGAAAAGTAAAAAATAGATATGGCAGATAATACAACCACATACACCGCCGTAATTGAAACTGAAGTAAAAGGTACGGATGAAGTAGAACAATTAGGTGATGAAGCTGAAAAAGCTGATGGGAAGTTTAAATCCCTTCGTACTCAAATTAGAGAAACTACAATAAAACTTCAGGAGTTAGCAGATAAAGGACAGGAGGGTACTAAAGAATTCAAAAAGTTATCCAATCAATTAGATGAATTAGGAGATAAACAAAAGAAAGTTGCTTTCCAATCAGGACAAATTGAAGATAAATTAGCAGCTCTACCAGGACCTATTGGTGCAATTGGTAAAGGTTTTCAAACTGCAAAAGGTGCAGTTGATACATTTGGTGTAAGATTGGCAATTGCAACAGGTGGTATAACACTTATCATTGGTGCAATTATCGCAATGAAGGATGCATTAGGTAAGAGTGAGCAAGGACAGGCTACATTAAATAAAGTAACTGATGCATTCTCTAAACTATTAGCACCATTATTAACAATGGTTTCTGCAGTAGCAATTCCTACATTTGAATTCTTTGCAAAGGTAATTAATAAGGTAGCAGATGCTGCTGAATGGGTTGCAACTAAATTAGGATTTACTAAAAAATCAATAGATGGATTTAATCAATCAGCAAAAGATGCACAAAAAGCATTCTATGAACAAGCTGAAAAAGATTTAGAGGAAGCAAAACGTGTAGCTGATGTATATAAAGCAATTGATGAGAAGAATAAAGCAGCAGCGTTAGCAAGACAAAAAGCACATCAGGAGAAATTAGATAAAGCAGCAGAGGAGAAAAAGAAGAAAGATGAAGAAGCTAAAAAGATAGCAGATGCTGGAAACAAAGTATTAGTTGATGCATATATAGCTACCTTATCTCAAAGAGACCAGGATATATACAACGCTGGTATCAAACAAAATGAAAGATTATTAGCATTAGATAAAGCTGGTATAACTGATAAAACATCCGTATTAGAACAGGGTAGAATAGAGGTTGCAGCAATTAATAAGAAATACGATGATGAGGCTGCTAAAGCAGTTGAGGATGCTAAGAAGAAGAAAGCAGATGAAGATAAGAAAGCAGAAGATGATAAGAAAGCAAAAGGAGAGAAAGATAGAGAAGATGATTTATTAGGTTTACAAAACAAAATAGATTTTGATAATAATACGTTCCAACAAAAGAAAGATTTAATAACTGCGCAAGAGCAAGTATTATTATCTAATCAGGAACTTACTGAAAATCAAAGAACTCAAATTTCTCAACAAGCTGCTCAACAAAGAAAAGCAATTGATGAAGCTGAAAGAGATGCGAAAGCAGAAATACTATTAGCACAAATTGATTTAGTTGGACAGTTTGGTTCATTGATGCAACAAATTGCAGGTAAGAATAAGAAGTTAGCAATCGCAGGTGTTATCGTACAACAAGCTGCAGCTATTGGTTCTATTATTGCAAATACTGCAATTGCAAATGCAAAAGCAGCCGCTGCGTTTCCTTTAACATTAGGACAACCTTGGGTAACAATTAATACAATATCGGCAGCATTAGGTGTTGCATCAACAATAGCTAGTGCAGCAAAATCAATACAACAAATTAATAGTAGTGATAACGCAACATCAGTTAGTGGAGGAGGAGCAAGTTTACCAAACAATGCTATGACACCACCAACCGCACCATCAGTAGCAGGAGCTGCTGCACCGATAATACAGGGAACACAATCTGCAACACCAGGTGCACAAATTGCATCAACACTTGCTCAAACATCAGGAAAACCCGTTAAGGCGTATGTAGTTTCAGGAGATATAAGTTCACAACAGGCGCTTGATAGAAGAACATCAAACTCTGCTACCTTTGGTGGGTACTAATATATACATATATATAACTAAATAACCTAACTAAATTGTTAAAGTATTATGAAAGAAGATTTACTATATGAGCTAACGATAGAAGATGAAAATGATTTTATCTATGCAATATCAATGGTTACTGAACCCGCTATTGAAAGTAATTGGATTTACTTTGGTAAGGAGAAAGTTCAGTTAGCTAAATTAGATGATGAAAAGAGATTAGTATTAGGTGCAATCCTTATACCAAATAAAAATATCCTGAGGTTGGACGGTGAGGGTAACCCTTATCATGTGTTTATAAAACCAGAAACAATCAAAAGATTATCAGAAATTTATTTGGAAAAAAAATATACTGATGCAGTAACTATTGAGCATGAAAGAACTGTTGATGATATCACATTAGTTGAATCATGGATAGTAGAAGATACTAAAAGAGATAAATCAGCAGTGTATGGTTTATCATTACCTAAAGGAACTTGGGCGGGTACGATGCACGTTAAGAATGAGAAGGTGTGGAATGATTATGTAAAAACAGGAATCTTATCGGGATTCTCAATTGAAGGCATATTTTCCCATCAGTTAGTTAAGAACTCAAAAGAACCTGCTTATCTTAAAAAAGAAATTAGTGATTTAACTGATGAAGAAGCTAAACAATTATTAGCTACAATACATTCACTTTTAATAGATGATGTTAAGTTAGAACAACCTTCAGTTAATAGTACATATGCAGGTGAAGGACCTGATGATAAAAAGAAAAATAAAAAAGATTACACACATCCTGCATTAGTGGGAACAAAAAAATAATATATGGCAAGCATAGTAGAAATCGTATCATATTTTAATTCAGCTAAACAACAAGCAATTGTATGGCATCAACAAACAACTGAATTAGGAGAGCATGAAGCTTTAGAAAAATTTTATGATGAAATTGTAGATTTATTAGATGAATTAAGTGAAAGTTATGCCGGCATATATGGTAGATTAAAAGGATACGATGTACATGATTTAGCAGATTGGACATCAACTGAAGATACAATTACATATTATAAAAATTGTTATAGTTGGTTACAAACTGAAAGAACATCAGCACCGCAAGATAGTTGGATTCAAAACCAATTAGATGAGATTGCACAATTGTTAGGACAAACACTTTATAGATTAACTCTTAAATAATGTACGCAACATTATAATATGAATCATAATTTAGTACATAAAAAATTACAACAATTTGAATCTTATTCTGATTACCCTGATGGTGTGAAAGGAAATGCAAAGAGAGCATTAGAGTATGCAGATAAGAATGGTTGGGGTAGTTGTGGAACTCCTGTTGGTAAACAAAGAGCAAATCAATTAGCTAACGGAGAACCTATTTCAGTAGATACAATCCAAAGAATGTATTCATTTTTAAGTAGACATGAAGGTGATTTAGTATCATCTAAATCATATGGAGATGGTTGTGGTAAACTTATGTATGATGCATGGGGTGGAAAAGCAGCATTAGGTTGGAGTAGAAATAAACTTAGACAATTAGGATTACTAAATGAATAATAATATAGTACATAAAAACATTCTTAAGTTTGCTATAAACGAAGTATCACTTAATCAATTTGAAATATGGTTAGGTGAAACATCATCAGATGAACCTATGTATATATGGTGGAGAACAAACGAAGGTAACAATAGAAGATACTCTATGTATTGGGATAGTGCTGCGTATGTAGGTGGTAATGCTGGAGGTAGTGATACAAAAGCTGCAGAAGGTATGTGGAACTTACAGGGTGATTATCCTAGAGGAGATTGGAGAACATTAGATACCAATACCGTAACACGCTTTAGTTGGAAAGGTAAGGCGTATCGTATAGGTTAAACTTTACATAACCCAACCTCAGCTAATTGTTTTCTTACGGTGTATTCATCAACACCAAATATTCTAGCGAAACCAGCTACACTAAATCTTCTATTAGTTAAAGGAGAATAGTTTTCAATACAAAATTGTATTTCTTCTTTCGTTAATTGTTCCTTATTTAAATATGGAATACCAACTCCTGTTTTATCCCATTCCTTTTTAAAAGTATCATAGTGAGAACTAATTCTATTAAATACTTTAGTGATGTAATGTCTATCAATTGATTTACCATCTATTACCGTTAAGTTATTCATCAAATCTCTACGATTAAAACTTTCAATAGAATCTATATTCCTCATTAATTTAATAACTTCATTAAGAACAGGTACAAACTTTCTAGCAGCTGCAGTAGTTAATTTCTCTTTATTAGTTTCTAAATAATCAGCAAATGCATTTAATAAGTTTGCTTTATCTTCCATTTCTTCTACTCTACCATTATCTACATCAGCGATATCCCAATTCTCATTTAGTACATCTAACTTAAGAGTTTTCTTTGTACTACTATATCCTTTCATATTATGAAAGATATAATAGTTTTTAGCACATATTGTCATATAAGAAAATGCTTTACCCTTACCTTCTTTGATTCGGTATAACCTTTCACTTAAGTACCCAACACAATCGTATTGAATATCTAATGGTTCACCATCTATGTATTCAGGTTTAATTTTATTATAATACACCTCTGCTATTTTAAATAGAGCTGGGTATATTATAGTAAACAACTTATTCTTCTCACTTTCAGTTTCCGCAATATTATATTGGTGGATTGCAGATTCAATCCCTTCGTGGAAGTAGTTGTTGCTAGGATTCTTTTTGCGTGGCATGTAACTTATAGTTTATATAATAATAACAAACGAATTAACAGTTGTTATATATCATAGAGCAAAGGTACGAAAAATATCTGATAAAACCAAATTAATATGCCAATACCAAAACCGAGCGGTGGTGAAACACAAAATGATTATGTGGGAAGATGCATGCATGAGATAGGAACTGAATACGATACTAATGAGCAAGCAGTTGCTATTTGTATTAATACCTACCAAAAAGGTACAATGAGTAAAACCAAAGAACAAAGAGTAGCTGATAAGTTATCAGGTATATATTTGTTAGAAGGGTTAGAAGGAGCATGTTGGCCGGGATACGAAGCTATTGGTACAAAGATTTTGGACGGTAGAGAAGTTCCAAATTGTGTACCAATTAAATCATAAATCATATATACCCTATATATATAACCTGTTGAGTACGCTATATTCTATTATCTAAATTGCCATTTATATTTTCCATATAGTACTCAACATAATCCCACTTCGGTGGGATTTTTTATTATAAAAAACCCCCGGTGGAAAAGACCGGGGGAACATTAGGGAACAATGACGAAACCCTAATTATTGTGAGTAAACAATTACTTATTAAAGTGAGGGGAGATTCTATTAACAAACCTATTAACAAAACAAACCTCTCCCCAACACTTAACTATTTTTATTCAACCTAACATCATCTACTTCCTTTGATAATGTTTTGAAGTATCTTATCTTACCTTCATCCTGCGCCTTCTTACACGCGGGGTATATGATATCCTGAAACCCTAAGTAGTACGCCTGCTTCTCACTCCACGCTTTAATCACAAATGGAGGAAACACTTTGTTACCTTTATCCGTTTCAATTACAAACTTAAGTGTATATACAAATGAGTTAGGGTCACTCTCAATCATCCTACGGGTCTCACCTTCTATCTCTTTGTGGGCCTCATCACTTAACGTATTCCATAGTGATTGAAACCTACGTTCAACGGATACAATCCTTTCTTCTAATTCTTTTATTCTATCTTCCATAACTTATTTATTTTTTCGGTTTCTACATTCAATCCATTTATCTAATTGGAATCCCTGTTTAACACAAAATATTAACTCACCTTCTTCAAGGGCTTTTTCAGTTTCCCAATTACCATTTGGGTTTCTACTTTGGTCCCAATAGTAATCGTATGCATCTTCTACGTTAGCGAATGATAACCTATCATCCGTATCATCTATACCAAAGATTTTATCAAAGGTATCTAACGAATCCTCTAAAGTACGAACTACATTACTATATTTAGTAATCCAAACATCCATATCTTCCTCACTACCATATCCCAATTCTTCCCAATCACCTTCGTTTAATTCATTTAATGCAACTCTATTCCATCTAATATTCTCTATTAGGTAATCTCTATATTGTGTATTCTTATTCATATTGTTTGTTTTAATAAGGGGAGTGTATTTCAACTCCCCTAATGTTTTATTAAAGTGTATTTAGATAGGTTTCTAAATCAGTTATCTCTTTCTTATCTCTAAGGTATCTCTCTAAAAGGGATTCGTAATCTCTACTAAATGTACCCTCAAACACTTTCTTTTTGTGTGTTAGGTAATCACCTAATAATAACCCTTCCGCAAACTCTTTTGTGATATCAAACTTTTGTTTTACCTTAGTGTACACATACTCTAACCAATCTTTGTAGTAAGTACTTTCTCTCCATCCATCAATAAGTTTACTTCTAACATCCGCATGAGATTCTAATGATTCATCCTCATTGTATTCCCAATATAAGGTATCTACTAACCTATAACATTTGTGTATGTTACCCCTCTCAACACCTTCGTAAACGATATTTAATGAATCACATAACTTTTGGTGTTTCTCATTACCTAAATTGTAAAGTGTTTCTGATAGATACTCATTGAAATTATGAACTAAAACACCAGTAATCACTCTACCTAAGAATGGTTTTCTGATATCACATACATTGAAATCATCTTTCTCACCAACAATGTAATATGTTTCTACTACATCCATATTACGGATATCCGAAGTATCATACATATCATCCATTACATACCCAACAACATCATTTTTTATTGATAGTTGTGAACGTAATTCTTTTAATTCCTCATCTATGTAAGAATACAATGGGGAATTTGAATACGATTTGTTGTATTCGTTTAAATCAAATGTACCTTTTTTGATAGTGAAAGGTGTAACACTTTTCGTTGATTTACTCATAACGTTTTTGTTGTTTTTTTGTTTGAGTTGAGAAATACTCCCAACCCTTAATACCATAAAGATACGATAAACTACTCATATTTCCAAATAATTGATAAACTATTTTACACATTTTATCCACATTTTCATAACTCATTGATTATCAGCACTTTACATATATACCCCTTTTTAACCGATTTAAGGAGGGGTGGGGGTTCTTTGGATGGATACCCCTATAACCAAAAGATAGGGGAAATTAGGGGTATTTCTACCCCTTTTTTACCCCTACTTACTATGAATTCCAATCCACTACCTTATCCATTTTCTTAAGTGATTCAGTTAAATCCGAATCCTTTCGTACATACTCTACAAATTTTAAGGTTTTCATTACCATCTCCAATGGGTTTCTTTTGAAACACTCACTCCATTCGTTGATAGTTTTAGTATCTTTATCCATTAGGGATTTTGTAAGGAACATTGTAACTACAAATATCTCTCTCTCCATAATTTTCTCTTTGAAGATAGGATACTCTTTTGATAAAGAACTTCTGGTATCATCTATGAATTGTGAAAACACACCACTTTGTAACATTTCAATAATGAATTCAAATATCTTATCATTTGATTGAGTTAATACTTTTGTTTGGAGTACCGCAAAATCCTCATCGGTTAAACCCTCTTTACAAATTGATTCCAATTTGTTCATCATTGGTACATAATCACTCTTAACTTTGTACACATTCTTTTTTGTGTTTTTGGTAGTAGTACTACCTTTTCTTTTCTTACTCATAACGTTGTTTTTTTTTGTTATTGTTTATTGTTTATTTTTGAATGATTGAATCTATTTGTGATAATATCCACATTTTTCTAAAAGAGATATTAGCCCATTGCTCCATATCCTCATTGGTTAATGTACTTGGTTTCTTACTATCTAATTCAGATAAGATGTTTTCGGTTTTTCTTAAATTTACGTTTAACCACTCTACTAATTGTTTTTCTACGTTCGTCATAATTGTTTGTTTTTTTATTTATGGTTGAAGAATACCCTCAACCTTTATATACCCAAAGATAGGTGAAACTACTCATAATTCCTAATTATTTGGTAACTATTTTTGATATATTTTTATTTATAATGTGTAACTGATTGATACTCAATAAACTATTTTGTAACTGATTGATTATCAGCAGGTTGCATATTCTCATAATCTAACTCATTGATTATCAATGGACTATGTTTTGGGTACACTTTAGTAGGGTTTTCATACTCTACCTCAACACCACTATAAGCCCTACCCAAATCAGTACCTAAACTCTTTAATCCTATTATAATACCATTTTGGATATTGATTGCAGTAAAGAACTTTGAATCAGTTTCGTACTCACCATTCTCATACTTCTCTTTTATTTCACACTTCTTTTGAATAGCTAACCAAATCTGATGTTTGATATACATTTGGATGTGTGGTATTCTAACCACTTTTATTGTTGTTGCTTGTAACGTTTTCATATTTTATATTATTTTATTTTACCTTCTCTTTTGTTTATTAAAAATTGTTGATACTTCTTCTCAATACCATTTAACCTTTCGTTATTTTCGGGCAACCATTCACCACGTCTTACCCATCCTCTCATTACTGAAATCATACCTTCGTTAAAAGCACCATCAAAATACATTGGTGAATACTCATCTAAAAACTCAATGTAAGAGTTCATTCGTTTAATTTGTTTTTGTGTTAATTTTTCCATAACGTTTGTTAGTTGTAGGTAACCACCCTTTTAATTGTTTGATATATGTAAAGATAGGTAAAACTACTCAATATTCCTAATTATTTAGGTACTTTTTTCCACATTTTATCCACATTTGTGCAACTAGTTGATAATCAATGAGTTGCATATTAGGTAAAATAAACCCTATTTTATTTGGTAGTTTTAGATATTCTTCGTATCTTTGTTAAATGAAAGGAAACTTTACACAAATATCTAATGAGTTAATGAGGTGTATTAACTTAACTCCTACTGAAAAATCTTTATTAGTTATACTATATGGGTTACCTAAAACATTTGTAATACGAAAGGAAATACTGCACAAACTATATGGGTTTGGTGTTACACAATTAGATACTGCATGGAAAGGTTTAAAGAAAAAAGGTTTTATTATTTCAAAAAGATTACCTTCAAATGGTAAGTTTAATAATTGGAAACACACCATCAATATTACACCAGTAGGTTTTACACCCATAGGTTTTACACCCATCCAAAACATATCCATTAAAGAAGATTGTAACCCAGGTAATATTTTAAATAAAAAGATTAACAGTTCCCAGGATACTGCTTCCCAGGGTATTGCTGATATTGATATTGAGAAATCTTTTGCTGATATAAAAAAGATTTTAAATAATTATTAAGAAGTTTGGTAGTTTCAGTTTTTATTCGTATCTTTGTTAAACAATTAAATTATATAATATGGCACAGTACAAAAGCAATGAGGATTACCAAAAGGAATTACTCATTCAGTTTGATGAATTATCATCACAGGAATTAAAAGGGTTAATCTCTAAATGTAAAAACTTCTTACCAAAGTTTGAAGTAGAAGATAGTAATAGGGATTACCTAATCAGTAACATTATAACACAATGTGAAGAAATGAAACAAATCACTTTCAATCAATGGAAAGCATTATCAGCTTTTTGTAGAGATTGCACTAAGTTGGATATGGTTAATAACAAAGTTAAATCATTGGAAGACCCGATTGATTATGTATTTGATAACACTCCAAATGCTATTGATTTAAATAAACTATCTCCAGCTCAATTGGAAAGTTACTTACAAAATGAAAGTAAGAATAAGTTAAGCTCAGATATGAATAGAGTTATTGAGGAAGCATTTGCTGATAGATACAAAGTTACCAAAGAAGGTAAAGCAATTAAATTACCAAAATCAAACTAATGGATAACTTAAAACTAATAGATGGGTTTGATGATTATTATATCTCACCCGATGGTACAATTTATAGTACTAAATACTCAAAGAGATACAACCACGAAGGTAAGTTAAGATTATTGAAACCACGTACACATCCATCAGGATATTTATATGCTGGATTGTTTAAAGGTGTTGGTAGCAGTAAACAAAGATTATGGAGAAGGGTTCACAGGTTAGTTGTTGAATCTTTTATTGGACCTATACCTGATGGGTTAGAGGTGAACCATAAAGATTTAAACAAACACAATAACAACGTTTCTAATTTGGAAATTGTTACTCGTAGACAAAACATAATTCATTTTCATGCAAACAAAACAAAATAAGAAAAACATATTAGGTATGAGTAAGAATGATGGAGCAACTTCTTTTATGGGAGTAACTAAACATCAGGCGTTTACTCACCTTAAGATTAAATGGTATCGTTTTAAATACTCAATCAAATTAGGAAGTTGGTTAGAGTTTCTGATAGAGATATTCACATTAGGAAAGGGAGAAGCTATTGCACTTTGGATATCAAAGAAAGTGTTTAAGAAAGATAGTTGTGGTTGTTGTGAAAGGAAACAATGGTTAAACCGATTAACAAACCCTAACTACAATGGATGGTGTGATAAAATAAAATTATATTAATATGGAAGAAGTTAAAGATTACTCACCATTCAATCAGGTTGAGTTTGAATCAATGGCAGCTGATTTAGAATCAGTAGGTGCTTATCTACCTGAAGATAAACTTAATATCTTTTGGGAAAGATGTACACGAATTAGAGGTAAGGGTGAACCACGACCATGCAGTTGTGGGAGTGCCGGTCCTCTATGGGGAAAGTGTGTAGAAGATATTAGAAACTTTGTAAATGCACGAAAGTAAATTAACTTTAGAGCAAATATTAAAAGAGAACAACAGGAGATTAGATATACTATGTAAAACTAAACACACCTGGTTGCTTAAAGCAGCATACAACATAACGAAGAATGCAGATGTATCAGATGATTTAGTTTCTGAACTTTATTTATATATTGCGGAGAGGGGTAATCAAAATATATGGTATGGTAAGAACGAATTCAATATGATGTATCTGCATTCTTATTTGCGTACACGTTGGATAAACCTAATTAAGAAAGCATCTAAAACTGAAAAGATATCAGATGATTGGGATACCGTTGATGAGGAGTATGATATAGATTTAGATATGAAGATACAAGCTACCTACGATGAAGTAGTAGATGAGATACAACAATTACAAAAAACAAAGATGTGGGGTTCAGCAAGGTTAGCAGAGTTATACCTGTTTAACGATGAGATGACGTTGGACAAACTATCTAAAGAGATTGGTATAAGCAAATCTACTTCGTTCTTAAATGTACGCAAGATTAAGCAACACATAAGAAACACCAAAGTAAATCCTTTCCGTTAATGGAGTTAAGAGAGATACCATTAAAGATAGCAAACGAATTAATCGTAAGGAACTATTGGACACATAAGATATCTAAACCACCGAAATATAGTTTGGGGATTTATATTGATGGAGATATTAAAGGTGTTATACAATTAGGTTGGGGAGTTAATCCAAAAGAAACACAAAAGAAAGTTAAGGGAACAAAGGAAGGAGAGTGGTTAGAGTTAGTTAAGATGTGGACAGCAAATGAAGTACCACCAAATACAGGAAGTAAAGCAATGGGTTTAATGTTCCAATGGATAAGAGATAATCAACCTGATATAAAATGGTTAATTACATTCGCAAACGGAGCAGCAGGACATGTAGGTACACAATATCAAGCGAGCAATTGGATATATACGGGATACAATAAGGTAGGAGGAATGTGGGTAACAAAAGAAGGAGAGATGATACACAACCTAACACTAATGTATAACGATAAGATACCTAACACAAAGAGAGAAACATTAGAGAGCATATTTGGTAAACCCCTTTATAGAGTAGTGGGTGGACAGTTTAGATACTTTTATTTTATACACAAAGCAGAAAGGAAGAACCTCACTTTAGATGAACTACCATACCCAAAGCAAAGGGATTTAAAAGATTACATAGAGATATTAGATGCGAACTGGGAAGGACCTAAACCACTTTGGGATGAAGTAGCAGGATGTATCCGTAATAGAGCAGAAACATGGCATGCTTCAACGATAAATACAATATGGTGGTAGAGTGTTATAATATATAGAAACGATTAAATATCGTATCAAAAACGAATATGGAAAAGAGCAGAGAGCATTTATTTAAACCAGGCAATAAGATGGGTGGGAGGAAACCAGGAGCACTCAACCGAAGTACGGAGGAGATGAAACTAACAATTGCACGTGCCACAAACAATGTGCTATCCACAATCAATACGGATTTGGAGGAGATAAAGAAGAAGAACCCAGAGAAAGCAATGGAGTTAGCATTTAAGCTATTAGAATATGTTATGCCGAAATTAAGTAGAACGGAGATGAGTGGTGAGATAAACCAAAAGATTCAGCAGATATCAGTAAACATAACGCAAAAGAGTGTAGAGGATTCACAAATGTAAATTCACAATTGTAAACATGAACCTAGAAATAAACACTACTAAAACGTATGGCAACCAAAACGATAGTACACATAGAGTAACAATACATTATGGTGGAACACGTTCGGGTAAAAGTTATGCACTACTACAATGGTGTATAGTACAAGCTCTCACAGGTAAGCATAACATAACAATCGTTCGTAAAACAGTACCATCACTTAAGAGAACGGTAATGAAAGATTTTAAAGATGTTATGAGTGTATTAGGATTGTGGGAGGACCATGCGTTTAATAGCACTGATAGAGTATATGAGTTCCAAAGTGGGAGTATTATACAATTTATCTCAACGGATGATGCGGAG